ATTATCCTCTACCTGATTATGTTGGAGCTCTCAAAATCATAGAATTAGATGCTCAAGTTGATAATTTTCACCTTAACAACATTACTAACGGTGTTGTTCCCTCTGTGGCTATTACTACATTTACTAACGCCAACGAAGAAGAAAGAGAAGCAATCGAAATAATGTTGCGTCAACAATATGGAGGAACTCAAAATGCTGGAAGCTTAATTTATATGGACGTTGATAGTCCAGAAAATGCTCCAGTTATTACACCTATTCAATCAAATGGAACTGATGAGTATTATACAACTATAAACGATTTAGTTACACAGAAAATATTAACTGCTCACCGTATTACTTCACCTATGATGTTAGGAATTAAAACAGAAGGTCAATTAGGTGGCAGAACAGAAACAACAGAAGCTTATTTATTGTTTACAAACACAGTAATTAAACCATTTCAACAAGCAATATTAGATTGTTTTGATGAAATATTTAAAATTAACTATGGTAATGATTACATTTTAGGTGTTGAACAATTGAAATTATACAGTGATGGTAAGGAAGAAGCAGATGTTGTTACAGGACAAGAAAGTGAAGTAGGAGAAGACAATGTATTAGAAGCACAAATTGAACGTGCTGACAGATTAAACGATCCTAACATCAATCAAGCAGGACAAGAACAACCAATAAACTAAAATGACAGACGTATTTCTTATAAGCGAAGCTAATTTAAGACAGTTTACTGATCTTAACAACAATGTTGACAGTAAGTTATTGTCTAGTGCAATTAGAGAAAGTCAAGACATTGAAATTCAAAGAATATTAGGCACTAGATTATACAATAAAATCTTAGATGATATTCAAAATAACACTTTATCAGGTGACTATCAAACACTAGTAGTAGATTGGGTTCAAAATACTGCTATATATTTTGCTTACTACTATAGTTTAGAAGACATTTACCTACGACCTCGTAATAATGGCCTACTAATTCCTACGGGCGGTGAAAACAGTGAAAAAGCTGATGGAACTTGGTATAATCGTAAACGTGAGTCAGTAAAAAATAAAGCTCAATTTTACGCTGAGCGTTTGACAAATTATTTAATTCAAAATCAAGGTTTATTTCCTGAATTGAATGGTAATGTTCAGTTACAAGAAATGTATCCTGATTTCGGTGTTCAATATCGTAATCCTATCGTAATGAGAAGAAATGGTAGAGGAGCTCATTATAATCAAGCTCGTGAATGTGGTTTACCCGTTTATGATTCTCGTTATCCACAATTTCCGCAGTATCCTTATGCTGCATATAAAAGCAATGTATCTAATTTTTAACATATAATGGGAAGAAATTTATCCACCTTATTCATTAGTCAATCGTATCAGTTTCTAACACAAATAAGTGGTAGCGAATTGCAAGATGGCTTAGGAAACAAAATCACAGGTAGTCTAGCAATTACCTCATCACAAGCAATATCATCGTCGTTTGCTACAACTGCCTCATTTGCTTTAAATGGAGGAGGAGGAACTGTATCAACATCTTCATTGTTAACTACTGCTTCAGCTGCTAATAACGTAATTACATTTACAAAAGGTGACAGTTCACAATTTACAGTTACAGTTGCTACAGGTTCAGCAGTAATCACTGATACTGGTTCATTAATGAAAACAGGTAGTGTAAGCTTAAATACACTTACATTTACTAAAGGCGATGGTTCAACATTTAATTTAGTAGTTGATACAGGTTCAGCAGTAACAGTAAATACAGGTAGTTTGTTAGTAACAGCGTCTATAAGCAACGCAACTACAACATTCACTAAGGGTGACGGCTCTACATTTAGTATTACAGCTAATAACGTAGTAAACGCTACTAGTGCATCTTATAGTGTTACAGCAGATACAGCAACTTCAGCTTCGTTTGCTACTTCAGCTGCTACAGCGACAAGCGCATCATTTGCAAGTTTCGCGGTAAGTTCGTCAAATAGTGCGACAAGTATTTCGTCATCATTCGCTGATACGTCTACAAGTAGTTCATTCGCGACTTCAGCGCAAACAGCAACAAGTGCAAGTTTTGCAACTAGTGCCGCTTCTGCTACGTCTGCAAGTTTTGCTGTTAGTTCAAGTGTTGCTAATTTAGCAATGACCGGTGGTGGATTAATCAATGGTACAAATAGTGGTGCTACTACATCTATGAGATCTGCTCCATACTTAACTGCTACCCCAGCAACAGCAAGTGGAGGAAATAGTATAGCATTAGGTAGTGGAGCTTACACATTAGGAGCAGGATCAGTAGCTATTGGAACTGCTACTCAAGTTCAAGGTATTCGTGGTGTTGCTATAGGTAACACAGTATTCTCTAATGGATTAAATGCTGTAGCTATTGGATATAACATTACTTCATCTGTAAGTAACGGTGTAAACATTAATGGTGCTTTTATTTATGATGGCTTAATTAAATTAGCATATTCAACAATAGTTACTGGTTCAGTAACAGCAAATTCATTTACAGGTTCATTATTAGGAACTGCATCATTTGCTACAAATGCTACTTCAGCTGCTACTGCTTCATTTTTACCAAGTACTACTAACTTAAACATTACAAGTATATCTGCTTCTACTGCAGTATTTCAATCTGCAAGTATTGGTTATTTACAAACAATTACTGGTTCAGTAGTTAACATTGGAGATTCATTTATTATACTTAATACTTCAGATGCTACTAGGTATGCTGGTATTAAGGTAGAAGACAGTGGATCAGGTACTCCTAACAATTATACAGCATCTTTTCAATTTGATAGTCAAACTAATGACTGGTTTTATGAATATTCAGGTTCAGATCCAACAAATTTTGGTGTTGCAATGTTTGGTCCTGAATATAATACTATAGGATCACCAACATATTTAACAAACAATAGATTATCTAAAGGTGATGGTGGTCACCACTTAAATGATTCAACTATTACTGATGATGGTACTAATGTTACATTTACTACTCCTATTGCAGGTACTCAAGTATCAGCATCTGCAGGATTTTTAGGTAATTTAATAGGAACTGCGTCATTTTCTACTAATGCTTTATCAGCATCATTTGCTACTAACGCTGCTTCAGCAGATAGTGCTGTTACTGCAAGTTATGTGTTGAATGCAGTAAGTGCTTCATTTACAACATTTGCTACTACAGCCACTTCAGCTTCATTTGCTACTAATGCTGCTACAGCAACAAGTAGTAGTTTTGCAACTAGTGCAACAAGTAGTAGTTTTGCAACTAGTGCAGCAACAGCAACAAGTAGTTCATTTGCAACAAATGCAAATACTGCTATTTCAGCAAGTTTTGCAACTACAGCTTTATCAGCATCATTTGCTCCAGTAGGTAATCCATTTCCATTTACTGGTGCTGCTACAATTACTGGTTCATTAAATGTAACAGGTTCAATAACAGGTAATGTATTAGGTAATAATACAGACACATTCATAGGTTCAGCTGCAATACAACAAGTAGTAACATTAACTCAAGCAGAATATAATGCTATTTCTGGTAGTGCAAATGTAAATACATTCTATGTAATTAGCGATAGTGTTGGATTTAGTTCAGCTACATTTGCTACTACAGGTAGTAATACATTTAATGGTAATCAAATTATTAGTGGTTCACTTAATGTTACTGGTGGAATAACTGGTTCAATGTTAGGAACAGCAAGTTTTGCTGTTTTTGCAACAGGTGCAGGTGGTGCTAACTCAGCTACATCAGCAAGTTATGCTTTAAGTGCAAGTTTTGCTACATCAGCTACTTCTGCTACATCAGCGTCATTTGCTACTAATGCTGCTACAGCTACTACAGCTTCATTCTATAGTTTAGCATCAGTAACTCAAAATGCTGTATTTAGTGGTTCTGTAAGAGGTGAGGTTAGAGCGTTATCAATTAGTTCTAACACAGCATCACTTGATTGTTCAACAGATAACTTTTATACATTAACTTTAGTATCAGGTTCTAATACATTTATCAATCCAAGTAATATAGCAGCTGGTCAAACAATTAACTTAAGAGTTACTCAACCTAATCCAGGTAATGGTACTGTAAGCTTTCCTACGTCTGTAAAACAAGTAAGTGGAAGTAGTTATGTGCCAAGTGTTGGAGCTGGTCCTCAAGATATAGTAACGTTTATTAGTTTTGATGCTTCAAGTTTATATTTGAGTAACGTTAAAAACTTAGTATAATATATGTCATTTTTTACACCATTCGCATTTGTAAAATCAGCAGCATCTGTAGGACCTTATGTTCCTACTAATACTGAAGTAGTTAATTGGGCTACAGCTACAGGAATAACAACAACATCATTAATTCAAGCTGTTGATGATTTTGTGTCAGGATGTAAAACAGATAATATTTGGACTAAATTTGATATATTATATCCGTTAGTAACTGATTCAACAAATTCAAGTACTATTAAAGATCAGTTTA